AGGTCTTCTATTAGTCTAGGTTCTGCGCTATCTGCTACAATTAGTTTGTTACCTACTCTGTCAAGTATAATCTTTGCTAGCTCGTGTGTCTTTAGTCCGTTTTTATATATGTGTTCGTGTACATATAATTTGTTCTTTGTTTTGTCAATAGCTACTTCTGTTAAGCTGTCAGGATCAACAGAAAACCCAAAGTCCATACCACAAGATGTTTGTAAGTTGTCAGGGTTAAATTTACCTATTGACCAGTTTTCAAATACTACACCTTCAGCTTTGTCTAACCACCCACCTAATATATTATGATTGTATTTCTTTATATTGTTTTTGCGTATAGCTTGTATACGATCTAAAAAACTTTGTGATAGGTTTTGTTTATTGTCTCTGTAGGTTGTGTGAATATAACAAACATTGTCTTTGATACCATTGTAACTAGGTGGTACACCTCTTTCTTCAAAGAATCGTTTATATATCCAATGCTCTTTTGTAACTGGGTTTAGCACTAATATAATTCTATTTTGTACTTTCTTTTCTCGTATACTTAAATCAATAGTATCAAATGTGCTTTCGTCTATTAATTCTTCTGCTTCATCAAGTACCCAACAAGAAATACCTTGTAAACTCTTTAAACTTGCAGTTTGGTTACCTGCTGACGTTTTTATACCCCTAAATAGTATGTCGCTACCATTTGCTAAGTTTACTACTTCAGACTTGTTTATGTCAAATATATTCTCAAATCCTAGTAAACTGATCTTTTCTAAAAATTCAGGTATTATAGATAAGTGTGCTGAAACCATTGTATAACGTGTAAACAGTACCCTTATGTTTTGTGACATAGTAAGTAATGTAAGAAATACTGTTACTGCAAAAGACTTACCTGAACCACGTCCACCTGTTATGATATAATACCTACAGTCCGATTGAAATAGTTTTTGATATTTATTGTTCAGTTCCAGAATCTACAAAATTTATTAACGGTAAGTGTAAACTATCGTCATTTGTAGTTACGTCTACTCTTTGTTGTGGTTTACCGTAAAAGTATTCAAAGTATAATTTAACTGACCATTGTTCTTTTTTCTCTAAACCTTCTTGTAGAGCTCTAAGTGCTAAGTCATTAAAAGGTGTTAGTTTTTGTATTAGCTTTTGTTCTTCTGCTTTTGGTTTGCGTCCTGCGCCTTTTCTTTTACCACCGTGTGTGTTCATTTTGAAATAATTTGATTAATCAAGTCTATATTATATAAGAGAAACTACTTGAATTCATTTGGTGGCATTAATATTACGCCTAAGTCATTTTGCGCCCAAATACGTATTTCTTCACAATATAAAGTGAAGTCTTCTGTTGTTAAGTTACTACTACGATCAGGTATAAACATATTTTTTAAATGCTCGTGCATTTCGTACTTATGATACCCTGTGTGATCGCATAGTGGTTTAACTATACACTTCCAATAGTATTTATTTTGTTGGTGTGTTCTTGTCATATAGTTCTAAACGTTCTAATTCAAATCGTAGGTGTTCACGTGCTTTTTCTATACACTCTTTTGATGTTTCGTGTTTTCTGTTTGCTCTTAATAAATAAGTTACTGCTGTGCCTATATTATAGTTTAGTTCGTAGTCTTCTATTATCTTACGTGCTTCGTAGCCGTGTATTTTGCCTATGTAGTAATTAGGTATTCTTGTCATCTTTTGGTTCTATCTTGTCTATGTTTTCGCTTATCTTTTCATTCTCTGTTTTCTCAATAAGTATCTCTATCATAACTACGCCTATAATAAGTATAAAAGCAATACCAATAATAAGTAAAAAAAACAAGATCATTTTACTAATTGTTTTATTGCGTTATCTACTCCATTTATTCCTGTGTGTTCAGGATATTCTACTAAAGAATATTTACTAAAAGATACTGGTTCATTGTATCTGTTTTTAGAGCTGACAAACTCACTTCTTATATTATACCCTTCGTTTCTAAGTTCACATATCCTAGATGTTAAACGCATTATTCCGTATTCTTGATGAGCTTCTAATGCTGTTATACTCCCTTTGTCCTTTAGGTGTCTTATTATTCTGTCTTTTTGTGTTAATGTTTTCATTTTTATTTATTTAATTTATCGTAAAGTGATTTTATTCCTTTCCACATAGTATGTAAACACGAACCACAATTAGTTGTGGGTTTATATTTAGTTTTATATATAGTGTTATACAATTCAACAAATCTTTTTTTCGTTTCAACGTCAGGTGCTTGACCGTCTTTTATTTTTTGCCATACACATAGTATTTCTTGTTTTAAGTGCATAGGAGAATCTTCGTCATATTCTCTTTCTTCTGTTTTATAAGGGAACATCTTGTTTAGTTTCTCTTGTCTTTCGTCACAACCGCAATCGTCTTTACCTACTGCTTTAGCAATCTTTTTTGCTAGCTTGTCTATTTTAGTAGCTGAAGTAAATTTTTTTATAGTGTCACCTAGACCTTTGCTTTTTTTAGTCATATTATTCTTAATTGTGATTGATGTTGTTTAAGTCTTTTCATTGCAGCTTGATAATATTCTTTATCCAATTCGCAAGCAGTCAAATCAAAACCCAAGTTATGACAAGCAATAGCAATACTTCCACTACCTAAGTGAGTATCTAATATTTTATCACCTTCTTTTGCATAGTTCATTAAAAGCCATTCATAAAGTTTTACAGGCTTTTGTGTTGGATGTATTCTAATTTCTTTGTTTTTCATATCTTTTTGTAGCATTCCATTCCACCTAAACTTAAAAATTCTAACTGCAGATTTGAAACTTGTATAAGCTAATTCAGCATCTGCAAAACCGCCTGTATTATCTTTATCCCAAACAATCCAACAACTGCTGTTAAAAGGAAAGATAGATGTAAAATGATTAACACCCCAAATTATCTGATTTTTAGAAACTCTAAATAATTGTTTTTGATATTCTTTATTTGGTGCTAAATCCCATTCTTTATGATTATGTTTAACACAGCTAAATTTTGCTTTTGCAAGATTTGCACTTCCATATGTATTTTTTTTTAATCCATAAGGAGGGTCAACTATTGCTAAATCAAAATGATTATCTTCATATCTTGACATCAACTCCATATTATCTTCGTTTGTAATATTAATCATTAAATAATTCTATTAGTTCTTTTCTTACTTTGTCTATTGTTGTGTACAAGCTGTTTCTACTTATACCTGTCTTTTCTGCTAGACTATCTAACGTGTTTTTTTCGTAGTAGTATAGTTTGAATATTTCACGATCATACCAGTACATAGTATCTAACGCTGTGTCTATTTGTTCTAGCTTTTGGTAACTCTTAGGTATTTCAATAACTGGTATGTTTTCTAGTTTATAATTAACACTTGTAGTTATATTACAAGTGTCGTCTAGTTTAGTGTAATACTTTTTATATTTGTAGAAGTATTGACTGCGTGGACTATTGAAACTTCTTCTAAGTGCTACTGCACCATATTTAAGTATACCTTTTTTACCGTCTTTGTCGTATATATTTTTAAGTGTGTCTTTATTCATCTGTAAGAAGTATAGCATAAGTTCTTGTACTACTTCGTTTATCTCGTTTTCATCTGTTGTAAATGCGTATGACATTTCTATAAAATCTTTTCTGCAATCTGCTACTATTTTATAAATTTTATTCACTTGTAGGCTTAATGTCTCTAAGTTTACTAATAACCTCTACAATTATTTCTGATAGTAATAACTGATACGTTCTAAGCTGTGCTATGTTTCTTTTGTTTTCTATACCTGCAAAAAAACCATTAGTCATAGTTGTTACGTTAATAGGTATAATTAACAAAAAGTCTAGCCAGTTGCCAGTATGAGTTGTAATCTTATATTCGTTGTGATATTCTATGATACTATCAATAACTTCTAAATAATTAAGGTATTTAGGTTTACTTGCGCATTGTTGAGCAAAACTACATACCGTGTCTAAATACTTTTCAATTATTATTTCGTGTTCTTTATTGACGTATATAGGTTTCACGTTTGTAATTTAATTTTATTTTTTAATCTAAACCTTTTTCTTTTTTTAAGTTTTTAACAAGTGTTTTGTAATAAGTAATATTTTCGGTGTATTCTACTCTAGTAATCTTAACTTTGCTTTTACTTAGTAATTCTAAGTCTTGTGCAGTACCTATACCATAATCTTTGTCTAATTTAAGACCAAATAACCATTGTTCGCCTTGACTAAATATATTACACTTAGCGCATTGTACTTGACAGTTTTGCTCATTAAATCTTGTAGGTAAAAATTTACGTGATTGAAAATGTCCACATTGTAATTTTTTGTAGTGATCTACCTTACCACAGGTGTAGCATTGTGCAAGTCCTGTATCAGTTGCTTTACGCAGTCTTATATATAAAGAAAACCATTTGTCTAACTCTTTTTTAAGTTTACTTATTGTTTTCACTATTTAATAAGTTCTGTTTATAGTAAGGTACTTTTTCAGGATCAGCACCAAGTGTATGTACTTCGTAATATGCTTCCTGAAGTCTTTTCTTATGTGTCAAGCACCACCTGTAGAAGGTTCTAATATTTAAAAAACTATCTTTTTCGTCTAGTCTAACACCTAACCTAAATGCTGTGTCTACGTCATCTATTGTTAAACGTCTAAATCTTTTATCTGTCTCAAGATCGTAAGCAAATGTTTTAGATAATACTGCAAGTGTTTTGCCGTCTGTCTTATGCCCTAGCTCTATTGCAGTACGTGAGATAATATCGTAAAGTTTTTCTTTCATAAGTATTGTTTACCCTTTTCGTATTCTTTTAATTGTATGTCTATTTTAGACGTGCTTTTATTGTAGTCTTTGCTACGTTTAGACCATGTCTTTAATCGTCTGTTAGTACACCACGTTTTTTGAATCTCGTAGCGCAACTTACCAGTCTTACTAGGTTCTGTCCAATAATCAAAAAATTCTTGTAACATATCATTATTATAATCGTAAGAAAAAACTTCGTCCTTAAATATATTAATATTATTATTTATTCTTATTTCTTTATTCTTATTAATAGTTGTTAATTTTTTTAACTCCAAGTTGTTAAAATTTTTAACATCTAGTTGTTCAATTTTTTGACAACTGAGTAATTTAAGTAACTCATTGTCATTTATTCTAAAGTGTGTTTTAGCAGGTATACCTTGTATTTTGGTTTCTACTATGTTATGATCTTTGAGTAATTTTAGTGCGTTTCTTTGTTCGTGTGGTGATAGTGTAGTGTCTTCTTGTATGTTCTTTGCAGTATTAAAAAACCAACGATCTACTAACAAACCGTTGGTCTTAAAATACTCCTCTTTACTAATTAAATCAGCTAAGTAAACTGTGGTCTTTAAACCTAAGATGAACGCAAGTTTTTTGTTTACTATTAGAAACGCTGAACTGCTTAGTAAATGTTTCATACAAAAATATTAATGTTATGCTCATAGTTAATTAAAATTTTCTTTAGTTTTTTAATCGTGTCAATTAAGTTATTAAGATCAGTTTGTAAACTATGCTTAAAACGTTTAGTTTCTACATTTAATTCTATTTCTTCGTTATCTACTTTTTTAATATCTGACACTTTTAATTTAAGTTGAAACTCTGAAAGTGACATACCATATTCAGCAACGTCTCTATACTCTGTTAAAATTTTATTATAAGTGTCTCTATATAAACGCCACGTGTAGTAATATTGGTGGTGCATTTCTTTATAGTGATATATATTAGTACGATCTCTGTTTAAATGTTTAGCTATTGTTTTATAGTTAATCTCTTCTTCTATTAATGCAATATTAGCTACAGCCACACGCATTACAATATAAGGTTGTTTACGTGAGTTAGAAGTAAAGTCTTTAACTTTTGTATTACAAACCTCTGATGTAATATTACAAATACGTTGCATTAATCTATCGTCTAAATTCATAACTAGAAAGGTATTTTGTCGTGTAAGTTGCTTTTTATTTGTCCTGAAACTATCCACGAGCAAAACATATTAGCCGTTTCTAATATCTCTTCAGGTGAACACTTATCTGCGTTACAATATGCAGTAGCATTATATAATGCAACCTGTCGTGAAATAACTAACTCTTTTCTGTTGTCCTTTTCTTCCCAGTCTTGTTTAGTCATTTTATCATTGTTTTTAACGTAATTGTTGTATTCTTCTCGCATAGGACTAACTGATTTTGCTTTTGTAAACTCGTGCTGTCCTAAGTCACCTGTAAACTCGTATGTTAATTCATAACCTACTTCTTGTTTCTTTGTTTTACCAATGTCTAATTTATCTCCGTTTTCCATAATTAGTTTGTGGTAAAGAACTTTATATTGTCCGTAAGGTTCGCCTACGTTTACCACTTCTTTAATTTTGCTTGTTTTCATAATATTAAATTTAAAATTGCCTACGTTAAAGGTGTAGGTTTACCTTATAATGATTGCTAACGCTTTATCGTTATTGTTTTTGTGCATATCTAAATAAAAGTCACGCTTTTCACTATTTTGTAGATCATATTCGTAAACACCTCGCATTTCCCAGTCTTGAGTTGCTCTGTATTCTTCTATTTGTTTTTCTGTACCTATTAGTCTTACATAGTTTGCAAAACCTATATCGTTATAGTATTCGTTAGTAGCTGCGTCTTGTCTCTGTACACCTACTTGCACACCTTGTTTTAGTAGGTAGTCTTCAGCTATTATTGTTATATCATCCATAGGTCTTGTATTAATTTAGTTACTAAATATCCTAACAGAAACATAAGCGTAAACATAACAAACTTGTAGTCGTATTTATCCATAAATCTGTAAAATTTATTTTTGTAAAATGTTTCTATACGATAAACAGGTTTAGAAAAAGTATGATTGCTATTTGCTCTAAAGAACCTGTCAAGTTCGTCTGTTGTTAGATTTCTAGCAACCATATTGCCTGTATCTTTGTGGTATATATTGTGTAAAGTTTCCATAGTTATAATTTTGTAGTTTCTAATAATTTGTATAGTTTTTCTCTTAATTCTATATATTGCAATTTATAAATCTCGTTGTTTTTCCTTAGTCTTGCATTATCTCTTTTGTACTCCTGTAATTCTTGTACAAGGTCATCTTGTGTAAGTTGTAACGGAGTATTAATACTGTTTTTTGGTATATAAGTTTCCATAATTATTTTTGTTTTATGGTGCTAATTTACAATAATCTAAATTAGTTATCAAATTATTTTGTGTAAAAGTTATTAACAGATAGTTTGTTTATAACTCCATTAAGAGATTGAGAGGTGTTTTACCGTTGTTAAGAATTACTGCACACCCTATTGCAGGTTTCTTACCATACTTAGCGTAAGCCATAGCGTAAGAATCGTGATCTATACCACAACCTACTTGCGTACCGTATACTCTAAATTTTTTACCTACGTAATGTTCTGTGTATGCTTGTGTGTGTAAATGTCCTTGTACTGTGTTCATCATATCTGCACGGCATTTAGTACGAGCTGTGCCACCTTCACCATGTATATATTGTACGTTGTCTTGTTCGTATCGTTCTACAAAATCCCAGTTAGGTACTTCTAAAACTTCTTTGTAGCTTCTAATCCATTTAGAAGGTATTGCGCTTGTCTGTGCTTTACGCATAACCATTCTATCGTGATTACCAATAATAACTTTAGTGCCTTTTTCGTTAAATACATTGTACCACCTTTGTATGCGTTGTATAGCTAATTCTAGCTCGTCTAAGCCGCCTAAACCATCTGCACTAGTTTCGTGATAAGAACTATAGTGATTATCTATTATATCGCCTATAAATACTGTCTGTGTACAGTTGTACTTTTTGTATTGTTCAATACAGAAGTCAAGGTATGCGTCTAAACCAAAAGGTTCGTGTAAATCACCAATGACTAATACGTTTCTAGTTTGTTCAGAACGCATACGCATTAAAACTTCTATTTCGTGTGGTTTTAGTCTGAATCTATTGGACTGCACCCTTACCTAAGTCTGCTACGCCTTGCGCACCTGTTAGAGTGACTAAAGCCCAAAATATCTCACTTACTGCGTCTTCTGTAACACCTAATGCTCTAGCGACTGCAGGTATTACTATTGCAGCTATTGTAAACCATACTTTTTTTGACTTTAAAATTGTCATAATTAAATATTCTTT